GAAAAAGAAGACTGGACACCACCAGAACAAAATGAAGGTGACCTTATTTACTTCCCATCATGGTGCTGGCATAGAGTCGCACCAGTATTAGTAAAAGAAAGATTAGTAGTGGCAGGGAATATACAGTTTACATATATAGATGAAGATTAATGGCAAAAACATACAGTGAAGACGGTTCTGTTAAAGAACGCAAACACCAAAGACCTTGCCCTAGTGGTTTCGCAAGAGACCCAAAGACAGGCAAGTGTAAACAGTTAATGGTCGGACCATGAAGACCAAAGATTTAGACAATTTACTTTACAACGAATATCCTTACGAACCACCAATAAGAGTTATGTCACACAACGCAGATTGCGATGGCAATCATTCACACAACCCAATTATGACACCAGAAGCAGAAAGATTTAATGGCTGGGCAGCAATGCTTGGCTTCGTAGCAGCTCTAGGAGCCTACGTAACAACCGGTCAAATTATCCCCGGTGTATTCTAAATGGCTGCAATCTCAGTAACCAGAGAAAGCAGTAATAATTGGCAGAAGTTTTGCGAGTGGGTAACAAGCACCAACAACCGTCTCTATGTGGGATGGTTCGGTGTGCTTATGATCCCTTGCTTACTAACAGCCGCTACATGTTTTTTACTCGCCTTTATCGCTGCACCACCAGTTGATATAGATGGCATACGTGAGCCAGTATCAGGCTCGTTGTTGTACGGAAACAACATTATTTCTGGAGCAGTAGTTCCAAGCTCCAATGCAATAGGACTGCACTTTTATCCGATCTGGGAAGCCGGCACTTTAGATGAGTGGTTATACAACGGTGGACCATATCAACTTGTTGTCTTCCATTTTTTGATAGGTGTCGCAGCCTATGCAGGAAGACAGTGGGAACTATCTTACAGACTAGGAATGAGACCTTGGATCTTTGTAGCTTATACAGCTCCACTATCCGCAGCTCTCGCAGTGTTCTTAGTTTACCCTTTCGGACAAGGGAGTTTCAGTGATGGTATGCCTCTTGGTATTTCTGGTACTTTTAACTTCATGTTCGTATTCCAAGCAGAACATAATATACTCATGCACCCATTCCATATGGCTGGTGTTGCTGGGGTATTCGGTGGATCTCTTTTCTCTGCTATGCACGGAAGTCTTGTTACTTCCTCACTTATTAAAGAAACGACAGAGGAAGTCTCACAGAACTATGGCTATAAGTTTGGGCAAGATGAAGAGACATATAATATTGTCGCTGCACACGGGTACTTTGGGAGACTGATATTTCAATATGCTTCTTTCAATAATTCTCGTTCTCTACATTTCTTTCTTGCTGTTTTCCCCGTGGTTGGCATATGGCTTACCTCCATGGGAATCTGCACTATGGCATTTAACCTTAATGGTTTTAACTTTAACCAGTCAATAGTTGATGCTAATGGAAAAGTAGTTCCAACATGGGCTGACGTAGTAAACAGAGCTAACCTTGGATTCGAGGTAATGCACGAGCGTAATGCTCACAACTTCCCACTTGACTTGGCTTCTGCTGAGTCAACACAAGTTGCACTAACAGCACCATCTATTGGGTAATGGATCCAAAGTTGTTCTTAATGTTTCCCACTCCTATTCTCAAGTTTAGTCTGGATAGACATGAAGAACACAAGGAAACATACGTCCCAAAAGTACTAGAGTTTTTTAATACTCGTAAAGGAAACCCCTCACATTTCGTATCAGCTCAAGAAAATTCTTATTTATTAATGAAGCCAGATTCTGGTCTTGAGATTATTGACGACCAGTTAAATAGTATGTGTGCTCAATACATGAATTATTTATCTGGAAATACAGTTAAAGATATTTATATGAAATCGTGGTTCGGGGTTCATACACCAGAGATGCACATACAGTCCCACGCACATTTTGGGGCTGTATTCTCAGGCGTATATTATTTACAATTCAATCCAGAATTTGACTATCCCACTACATTCACAAGTCCCTGCCACAACGAGGTAGAGAATTGGGTTGGTGGAGAGTTTGACTCACAGAATGAGCACACCATAGCGACAACCTTTCCTAATCATATGGATATAAAAGAAGGTGAAGTAGTTTTATTTCCCTCTTGGTTATCGCACTTCGTTCCATGCTCACGTCCGGGAGCAAAGGAGAGGATCTCCTTCGTATTTAACATGTTCCTAAAAGTATGAAACATCAATCAGACAAAATGAGAGCAAGCATCACCAGCTATGCCTTCTATAAAGAAGAGAAAGAAGAGAAGAAAGAAACTGATAAAGAACTTTCTGACTCTGATAACACTAATAACTAATATCTTTATCATGTCTGGTGTCACCCGACACTGGCAGCCACGTCCGTTCATCCCTGATGGGACGCATGAATCCTAAGCATGGAACGGGGCTTAGGTATATGGAGATAGCAATGAAAGTTACTTTCGTATATCGTGGCGTTGCTTACACAAGAGTAGTCAAGTAGACCTTTGGGGAGGTGCAAATCCTCCCTACTCAATATGGCTAAAGCCCTCTGAGGAGGATACCTTTATGCCGTCTAGACGGTGGGATAGACCACAAATATCAATGAGTCCAATTAAGACTCACACAATTCTAACGTTAGGAACGACAATATATACCCTTACATTTTAAGAAAAAATCATGGCTCATCAGAGTTCTGATTTAACTACCTCGCTAACACGCCAAGGTCAGTTAAACTCAGCCGGTGACGCACGTGCCCTTTACTTAAAATTGTTTAGTGGAGAGATGTTCAAAGGTTTCCAGCACGAGACAATCGCTCGTGACATGGTGATGAAGAGAACATTGAAGAATGGAAAATCTTTACAGTTTATCTACACAGGTAGAACAACTGCTGAGTTCCACACTCCCGGAAATTCAATTTTAGGTAACAGCGACGGCGCACCTCCAGTTGCAGAAAAAACAATAACTTGCGACGACCTATTAATCTCATCCGCATTCGTTTATGAATTAGATGAGACACTTGCACATTACGAATTACGTGGTGAGATCTCTAAGAAGATCGGCTACGCACTTGCTGAAAAGTATGACCGTCTCGTATTCAGAGCGATCACTAAAGGTGCAAGACAGGCTTCTCCTGTAGCAAAGACTAACTTCAAAGAACCCGGTGGAACACAGGTAAGAGTTGGAACAACAACAAACGATTCTGACGCTTATTCTTCTACTGCTCTTGTGAATGCTTTCTATGATGCAGCAGCAGCTCTAGACGAAAAAGGAGTCAGCTCCTCTGGAAGATGCGGGGTGTTAAACCCACGCCAATACTATGCTCTCATCCAAGAAGCTGGCACTAACGGACTTATCAACAGAGACGTACAAGGTACAGCACTTCAGAATGGAAACGGTGTAGTTGAAATTGCAGGCATCAAGATCTACAAGTCAATGAACATACCTTTCCTAGCTAAGCACGGTGTAGCTTACGGCGGAACTACAGGTAAGACATCTCCTTCAAACTTAGGAGACCACATCGGCACAGGTTTAGCTGATGCAAGAAAGTCTGTAACAGGACTAAACAACAACTACGGTAACAGCACTGACTTTGCTAAGTCTTGTGGATTAATTTTCCAGAAGGAAGCAGCAGCAGTTGTAGAAGCTATCGGTCCACAGGTACAGGTAACTTCAGGCGACGTTAGCGTAGTTTATCAAGGTGACGTAATCCTTGGAAGACTAGCTATGGGTGCAGATTTCCTAAACCCAGCAGCAGCCGTTGAACTATACGTTGGAGCAACAGCACCAACAGCGTTCGGTACTTCATACCCAGAGAACGGTTAATTTTTATTCTTTATACGGGAGCTTCGGCTCCCCTTTTTTTTATGGCTATTCAAATAAGCACCGATACCGAACTATCCGCAGTGAACTCTATCTTGGGTAGCATTGGTCAATCTCCAATAACTGCTATTGACGATACAGCATTATTAAATCCAGAGATATCATTTATAAAAAATTTATTAGAAGAAGTTAGTAAAGATGTACAGACAAAAGGCTGGCACTTCAACACAATTTTGCGAAAAAAAATTGAGCCAGATTCAAATGGCAACTTTTTGATACCTGCCAACGCGATTCTCTTTGATATAAGTGAGGGTCAGATTGATAGACAAAGAGACGTTGTTAGAAAAAATGGAAAACTTTATGACTTAGTTCACGACACAGATGTATTTACTCAGGGATTTTATTTTGACATCATATCCCTCTATCAGTTTACTGACGTACCTCCTGCTATTCAGCGATACATAATTTCTAGAGCTGCTGTAAGAGCTGCTACTCAACTTGTATCTAATACTGAGTTAGTGAAGTTACTTCAACTGGAAGAGGCTCAAGCAAGAGCAAATGCTTTGGAATACGAAACAGAACAGGGAGATCATAACTTCATGGGATTCCCACAAGAGACTTCATACAGAGCTTATCAACCTTACAAAGCACTTATTAGATAATGGCAAACATTACACAAACTATTCCAAATTTAACTCAGGGAATATCACAACAACCTGATGAATACAAATTACCCGGTCAGGTTAAGGACATGGTTAATGCTTTACCTGACGTAACTCAAGGATTAATGAAAAGACCTGCTGGAAAGTTTGTGGCATCTTTGAGTGATGGAACTAAAAACTCATCATCTAATGGAAAATGGTTTCATTATTATCGTGATGAGAATGAACAATATATAGGACAAGTACACAGAGATGGTACTGTCAGAATGTGGGCATGCGTAGAAGTACGAGGACCTAGTGGTGGTCTTATACATAACGCAGGCGCAGAGGTAAATGTTGTAGATGCAACTACAGGAACTGGCAGTGGTAAATATTTATATCACTCAAGTGATGAAGATATCCAAACACTAACTCTAAACGATTTTACTTATTTAAATAACAGGACTAAAACTGTTGCGATGGATTCATTAGTGGAACCAATAGGTA